GACATGCTGGCGCTCGCGGCGCGCTTCGAAAAAGGCCGCTTGTCGGCGCGCGATTGCGTCCGCGTGATCGCGGCCGGATTGCGCGGCGCCGGGCACGCCGTCAGCGATGCCGACGTCGCAGTGATGCAAAGCGACGGCGGCGCGACGGGTTACGTCGACGTCGTCGCGCGGCTGCTGACGGCCACGTTCGGAGGCGAGCAAAGCCCGGACTCCAACGCGCGGGAGGGGGGAGGCGCCGCGGCCCGCGACCCTTTCGCTGGAGCCTCGTGATGGAGTTGGGATTGGGCGTGCTCGGCTTGGCGCCCGCTGTGTTCTGGGCGCTGACGCCGCGCGAGCTGCAGGCCGCGCTGCGCGGCAGGTTCGGCGCCGCGTGCGCCGTCGAGGCCCCGACACGCGCCGAACTCGTCGCGTTGATGCAGCAGTATCCAGACTGAAGGACAAGAACGATGCCGACGCCCGACGATCAGCAGCTTGAAACATGGAACGTCACGATTACCGCAGACACGAGCGACATCGAAACCAAGCTCGCGGCGACGAGCCGCCTCGGGCAGCAGTTCTCCAATAAGCTCGTAACCGCGTTCGGCGATCTCGCGATCAAGGGCAAAAGCGTCGGCGACGTCTTCAAGTCGCTGGCGCTGAACATGTCGAATCTGGCGCTGAAGGCGACGTTGCAGCCGTTGACGAGCGGGCTGGCATCGATGTTTCAGGGTTTGGTCAGCGGCGCGATGCCGTTCGCGAAAGGCGGCGTCATCCAGAACGGCACGCCGGTGCCGTTCGCCAGCGGCGGCATCATCGCAAGCCCGATCTCCTTTCCGCTCGCGGGCGGCGCGGCCGGTCTTGCCGGTGAAAAAGGGCCCGAAGCCATCATGCCGCTGACGCGCGGCCCCGACGGCCGTCTCGGCGTCGCCGCTTCGGGCGGCGGGGGGCCGCAGATCACGATCAATATCGCGACACCGGACGCGGCAAGTTTCAGCCGCTCGCAAACGCAGATCGCCGCCGTGATCGCCCGCGCCGCGGCGGCCGGCCAGCGCAACCTCTAAAAGCGAAGCCATCCCATGTCATTCCACGACGTCAGATTTCCGACGGCCATTTCGCGCAACGCGCAAGGCGGTCCTGAACGGCGCACCGACGTGGTCGTGCTCGGCTCAGGATACGAAGAGCGCAACAGCCGTTGGGCGGACAGCCGCCGCAGCTACAATGCCGGATATGGCGTCCGGTCGCTCGACGATCTGCATCGGATCATCGCGTTCTTCGAGGAGCGGCGCGGACGGCTCCATGCGTTTCGCTGGCGCGACCCGATGGATTGGAAATCGTGCGCGCCGAATGCGCCGCCGTCTCCGCTCGATCAGGTTCTTGGCAGCGGCGACGGCACGACGGCGGCATTTCAACTGCGCAAGAGCTACGGCAGCACGTTCGCGCCGTGGGTTCGCGAGATCAAAAAGCCGGTCGCGGATAGGGTCCGCATCGCGGTCGGCGGGGTGGAACTGTCGGCGGGTGACGCCTTCGCGGTCGATCCATCGAGTGGAATCGTGACGTTTCTCGCAGGCCACATCCCGGATGCCGATCAGAGCGTCACCGCCGGGTTTGAATTCGATGTTCCGGCACGCTTCGACACCGACAAGCTCGAAATCAATCTGTCGGGATTTACATCCGGCGCCATCCCGAACATCCCGATCATCGAGGTGCGCCTATGAAAGCGCTGTCACCGGAGCTTGCGGCGCATCTTGCGTCCGGAACGACGACGCTCTGCTGGTGCTGGCGTGTGGCGCGCCGCGACGGCGCCGTGATGGGGTTCACCGATCACGACCGCGCGCTGACGTTCGACGGCACGGTCTATGAGGCCGCCAGCGGCTTCACCGCCAGCGACATCAAGGACAGTCTCGGCCTCGCAGTCGATAATCTCGAAGTGAGCGGCGCACTGTCCTCGGCGACGTTGAGCGACGCCGACCTGGCTGCCGGACGCTATGACGATGCGCGCATCGAGATCTACCGCGTCAACTGGAGCGATACGCGCCAGCGCGTGCTGATGCGCGCGGGCAGCATTGGCGAAGTCCGGCGCAGTGGAACCGGCTTTACGGCCGAGTTGCGCGGCCTTGCGCATTATCTGCAGCAACCCAAGGGCCGTCTTTTTCAAATGACGTGCGATGCTGATCTCGGCGATGCGCGCTGCACGGTTGATCTTTCGTCGTCGGCCTACCGGGGGACCGGAACGATCCTGGACGTCGTCTCGGCGCGGCGATTTACAGTTTCCGGCCTCGATAGTTTCCAGAACGGATTTTTCTCGCGCGGCCTGTTCACGTTCGTCTCGGGTGTGTCTGAGGGTTTGAAGATCGAAGTCAAATCGCACACGAAGCGCGGCGATCTGAACAGCGTCGAGCTTTGGAGCGACGCGGAAGGACCGCCCGCACCGGGCGACGCCTTCGCGATCACCGCCGGTTGCGATAAGCGCATCGAAACGTGCAAGGCGCGCTTTGCGAACGTGATCAACTTTCGCGGCTTTCCGGCGATGCCGGGCAACAAGATCCTGACTCAGGTGGGACGCAAGGGATGAGCAGCCCGGCACCGCTGACAAATGCGGCGATCGTCGCTGCCGCGCGCACCTGGATCGGTACGCCGTACCATCATCAGGCCAGCCGTCGCGGCATCGGCGCCGATTGCCTCGGGCTCGTTCGCGGCATCTGGCGCGACGTTTATGGAACGGATGCGGAAGCGCCGCCGCCCTACAGCCGCGATTGGGCCGAGGCCAGCGGCCGGGAGACGATGCTGGAAGCAGCTTCGCGTCACTTCCGCGAAATCGAGATCGCGCAGATCGCGCCGGGTGACGTCGTGGTGTTTCGATTGCGCCCGGGCGCCGTCGCGAAGCACGCGGCGATCGTAGCGGGAAGCGAGACGATGATCCACGCGATGGAAGGCACGGCGGTGAGCGAAGTGCCGCTCTCGCGCTGGTGGCATCGCCGGATCGCCGGCGTGTTCCGCTTTCCCGGCGCTGCCAACGGCGGCCGTTGATACCGCATCACATACGGACGGCGGCGCGACTGCGGGCCGATGAAATTTCGTCCGCACACGCGCAACAGGCGCAATAGGAAAGTCATCGCATCATGGCAACCCTTGCCCTCGCCGCCGTCGGAGCCGCCGTCGGCAGCAGCGTGCTGCCCGCTGGCATCGGCTTTCTCGGCGTAGCGCTGTCGGGCGCCACGATCGGATCGCAGGTCGGCGCGCTCGCGGGCGCCTATGTCGACGCGGCGCTGTTTGGATCGTCCGGGCAGGGCCGCGCCGTCGAAGGACCGCGTCTCAGCGATCTGCACGTCACCGCGTCGACCGAAGGCGCGCCGCTGCCCCGCATCTACGGGCGTGCGCGCGTCGGCGGCCAGATCATCTGGGCGACGGACGTCGAGGAGGAGATCGTCACGACGACGGAGTCGGCGGGCAGCGGCAAGGGCGCGTCCGGCGGCGAAACGACGATGACGCAATACCGCTACTACGCCAACCTCGCGGTTGCTCTCGGCGAAGGCGTCGTCACGCGGATCGGACGCATCTGGGCGGATGAGCAGGAACTCGACCTGGCGCGCACGACGTTCCGTCTTCACCCCGGCACCGAAACGCAGGCACCCGACAGTCTGATCGCGGCGCGCGAAGGCGCGGCCAATGCACCGGCCTATCGCGGCGTCGCCTACATTGTGTTCCAGCGCTTTCCGCTCGCCAAATTCGGCAATCGCGTGCCGCAGTTGTCGTTCGAGGTGTTTCGCGGCATCTCGGCGGCGGAGACTGACATTCGGGGAGTCGTGATGATTCCGGGCTCCGGAGAATTCGTTTACGCGATCCAGCCCGTGCGCCAGACATTCGACGACGGCGTCTCGCAATCGGAGAACGTGCACCAGATCATCGGGCCGACCGACTGGCAGGTGGCGGTCGATCAGCTTGAGGCGACCCTCCCAAACGCCAAGTCGGTGTCGCTGATCGTCAGCTGGTTCGGAACGGATTTGCGCGCGGGAAGCTGCAAGCTTCTGCCCGGTGTCGAGACGCGGCACAAATCGACGGCGCCGCTCGACTGGTCCGTCGCAGGGCTGAACCGAAGCAACGCGCACCTCGTCAGCTCGCGCGACGGCAATGCCGCCTACGGCGGAACGCCGTCCGATCAGACTGTGATCGCCGCCATTCGCGATCTGAAATCGCGCGGCCTCAACATCACGCTGACGCCGTTCGTCCTGATGGACGTCGCGGCGGGCAACACGCTGCCCAATCCTTACGGCGGCACCGGACAACCGCCTTATCCCTGGCGCGGACGCATCACCTGCGATCCCGCGCCGGGCGTTTCGGGCTCGCCCGACAACAGCACAGCTGCGGCAAGTCAGATCGCGACCTTCGCCGGAACGTCGGCGCGTGGCGACTTTTCGGTGTCGGGCTCGGCGGTTCATTATTCCGGGCCCGACGAGTGGTCGTACCGCCGCATGATCCTGCATCACGCCTGGCTCGCCAAGGCGGCGGGAGGGGTCGATGCTTTCGTGATCGGAACCGAATTGCGCGGCATGACCCATGTCCGGTCGGGCGCCGGAGCGTATCCATTTGTCAGCATGCTGATCGACTTGGCCGCCGACGTGAAGGCCATTCTCGGCGCATCGACGAAAGTCCTTTATGCCGCCGACTGGTCGGAATACTTCGGTCATCAGCCTGCCGACGGGTCGGCAGACGTTTATTTTCATCTCGACCCGTTGTGGGCGTCGGCGGACATCGATGCGATCGGTATCGACGTCTATTGGCCGCTCGCCGATTGGCGCGACGGACGCGATCATCTCGATGCGATCGCCGGCGCCGCGTCGATCTATGACGCGCAATATCTGCGCTCGAACGTGCAGGGCGGCGAAGGTTACGATTGGTATTATGGTTCGCAAGCCGACCGCGATGCCCAGGTTCGCACGCCGATCACCGACGGCGGCGGCAAGCCGTGGGTGTTCCGCTACAAGGATATTCGATCCTGGTGGAGCAATCGCCACTACGACCGGCCGGGCGGCGTGGAAAGTGCGACGGCGACGGCCTGGGTGCCGCAATCGAAGCCGTTCTGGTTCATGGAGGTCGGCTGCCCCGCCGTCGACAAAGGCGCGAACCAGCCGAACGTCTTCGTCGATCCGAAAAGCTCCGAGTCGATGGTGCCCTATTATTCGCGCGGTCTGCGCGACGACTTCATGCAGGCGCGGTTTCTGCAGGTCCTGCGCGATGCGTTCGACTGGACGAAAAGCGGATATATCGATGGGCTCAATCCGGTGTCGGACGTCAGCGGCGCGCGGATGGTCGATCTCGGGCATATGCACGTTTATTGCTGGGATGCGCGGCCCTATCCGGCATTTCCGTATGCGACGACGTATTGGAGCGACGGAGATAACTGGCCGCTGGGCCATTGGATCAACGGCCGGCTCGGTAATGCCGCGCTCGACGAGCTTGTGGCGCAGATCCTGACCGATCACGGCTTCTCCGAGTTCGATACGTCAGCCCTGGCGGGCACCGTGCCGGGATACGTGGTCGATGACGTGATGGCGGCGCGCGATGCGTTGCAGCCGCTGGAGCTCGCGTACTTTTTCGACAGCATCGAAAGCGGCGGCAGGATTGTCTTTCGCCATCGCGGCCGCGCCGCGCCTCAGATGACGCTGGCGGCGGCGGATCTGGTCGAGGATCGTCCCGGCGATCCGCTCTATGAGATAACGCGCGCGCAGGAGACAGATCTGCCCGCGTCCGCCAAGGTGCGCTACATCTCGGGCGGCAGCGATTATCCGCAGGCCGTTGCCGAAGCGCGGCGGCTGACCGGAGCCAGCGGCCGCGTCGCGGAAGCGGCGCTGCCGATCGTGCTGGACGATGCGATCGCCGGTTCGCTGGCTGAGAGTTGGCTCTATGAAACGTGGGCCGCACGCGAGCAGGCGTCGTTCAAGGTTCCGCCGTCCACCCTGGCGCTGGAGCCGGGCGACATCGTTGCCGTGGACATCGCCGGACGCAGCCGCCTGCTGCGCCTGACGGACGTCACCGAGCATGGCGTGCGCGAGATCGAGGCGCGCAGCATCGATCCGCAAGTGTACGACCGGATCGATGCGCCCGCGCGACCGGCGTCGGAACCGCCGCCTGTCCAGATCGGAACGCCCGCCGCGGCGTTGATGGATCTGCCGCTATGGACGCCCGCATCCGACCCGTCGTCCGGCTATGTCGCCGCGATGCAAAAGCCCTGGCCGGGAAGCGTCGCGCTCTATGCGTCGCCACAGACGACCGGATACCGGCTGAAGGCCATCGCCGCCGCGCCCGCCACGCTCGGCGTGACGCTCGATATGCTGGATTCCGGTCCGGAAGGGCGCTTGGATCAACGAGCCCGGCTGCGCGTGCGTCTGAGCTACGGCACGCTGGCGTCGGCCGACAGCCTCAGTGTGCTGGCGGGCGCCAACCTCGCAGCCATTCGCAATGCGGACGGCGAGTGGGAGATCATCCAGTTCCTCAACGCGGCGCTGGTCGATGTCCAGACCTACGAACTGAGCGGGCTGCTGCGTGGCCAGTTTGGAACCGAAGGCGCAATGCGCGACGCGCTCGCGTCCGGTGCGCCGTTCGTGCTGCTCGACGCCGCCGTGACGCGCATTCAGCTCGATGAGAGCGAGTTGAAGCTGCCGTTGAACTGGCGTTACGGTCCAGGCAATCGCGACATCGGCGACGAGTCCTACGTGACGACGCCGTTCGCCTTTCAGGGTCTCGGGCTGCGGCCGTTGTCGCCCGTGCACCTGCGCGGCGTGCGCGTCGCGGACGATCTCGGCATTTCGTGGATCCGGCGCACGCGAAGCGGCGGCGACAACTGGGAACTGCCCGACGTGCCGCTCGGCGAAGACAGCGAAAGATACGAGGTCGATATTCTGGACGGCGATGCGGTCAAGCGCACGATTTCAAGCGTGCTTCCGACCGCGATCTATAGCTGCGCCGATCAGATCGTGGATTTCGGCGGCGTGCAGTCCTCCGTCGCGGTGAAGGTCTACCAGGTCAACACGCGCTTCGGACGCGGGGTAGGGCGCGCCGCGGTTCTCTGAGAGCGCCAGCTTAGCAAAAGTGAGTGCGAAATGGATCAACCTCCGTGGCTCGCCGCCGCGTGGGCCGAATTCGGCGTGCGCGAAATTCCAGGCAACGCCGATGCGCCGGAAATCCTGCGCTATTTCCGCGAAGCGGGCGACCCGAGCGTCGAGACGGAAGCGACGCCGTGGTGCGCCGCGTTTCTCGGCGCAATGCTGAAGCGCGCTGGGCTTGCCGGAACGGGATCGCTGCTCGCGCGCTCGTATCTCGACTGGGGAGACGTGCTGGACGCGCCGCGCCTGGGCGCCGTCGCCGTGCTGTCTCGCGGCGATGATCCCAATGCCGGACACGTCGGATTCTGTCTCGGCGAGGCGGCTGGCAAGCTCTATCTGCTCGGCGGCAATCAGGGCGACGCGGTCACGGTCGCGGCATTCGACAAGGCCCGTCTGCTCGGACTGCGCTGGCCGAAAGAAACGCCCGCGCCCGCCGTCGTCGACGATCTCGGCATTTTCGCGAATGCGCTTGCCCATGTGCTCGAAATGGAGGGCGGCTATTCGAACGATCCTTACGATCCGGGCGGCCCCACCAACCGTGGCATCACGCTCGAAGTCTACGCGCGCTTCAAGAACGAGATCGTCGATGCGGCGTCGCGGCCGCGTCTGATCGCGGATCTGCAGCGGATTCCCGATGCGATGGTGGAAGCGATCTATCGTCAGCGATACTTCGCGCCCGCCGATTGCGCGGCTTTCACGGCGCCGCTGGCGCTGATGCATTTCGATGCGGCGGTGAACCACGGCGTCGGCGCGGCGATCCGGATGCTGCAGAGCGTCGCCGGGACCACGGCCGACGGTGAAATCGGACCCGAGACGCTCGCCGCGATCGGCTCCAGGGCGCTGTCCGACCTGCTTGACGGCTACGCCGAGACGCGACGCACGCGCTATCGCGCGCTTCCCCATTTCTGGCGCTTCGGGCGCGGCTGGCTGAAGCGCGTGGACACGACGCTGGAACGAGCCCGGGCCTGGGCCTCGGCCGACGGGACGACACGGGGGCTGTTGGAGCCCAAGCAGATCGCAAAAGGAGAAAGCAACATGAGCGACACCGCGAAAACCCAGCCGGCGGGCCAAACCGACGACAGCAAATGGTGGATGCAGTCGAAAACCCTCTGGGGAACCTTGATCACGGCCGCCGCGACCGTCATTCCGGCGATCGCCCCGGCCGTCGGCATCGTCCTGCCCGGCGAGATGATCCAGACCTTCGGCGACCAGGCCGTGACCGCCGTCCAGGCGCTGGCCGGACTGTTCGGGACGGTGCTGGCGATCTACGGCCGGCTGAAGGCCGACGTGCCGCTGACCCTCCGCAAAAGTTAACGCCGCCGTTGCCTGTGGCGGCGGGCGAGGCGGCCGGTGTTCATGGGCCGTTCAACGAAACCGCGCTAGTTTCGGGGGAACGGTTGGAAGAAGCGTATGTCCGGATTTATGGGAGCGGTGGCGATGACGGCTGCGGCGGCGATTGCGCTGCCCGGAGCCGTGTGCGCCGAGGATTGCCTGTCGGACTGGGGCATGGCCGGCCAGATCGTCCGCCGCGAAAACCTGATGACCGTCGAGGAAGTGTCCCGGTCATTGGCGGCCGACGGCATCGGCCAGCTGGTCAAAACCACGCTCTGCCGGTCGCCGGACGGGTATTTCTATCGTCTCGTCATCCGCATTCCGACGGGACAGCTCAGAACGAGCGTTATCACGGCCAGAGTCCGGTGA